GTCCGCGAGCTACAGGACGACTCTTCGGTCTGATGTTTCTCTGGGGTCTTCTGCTTCTGGCGCAGGCTACAAACCCGGTAGTCACAAAGCTGGTCATGGAGCCCGACTGCCACATCCCAACCGCTCCCCCGTGCATTCCGTTTGATGACCCACGATGGAAGATCGGGGGATGCAGGATTGACGACGGGGCCTGCTTTGTTCTTGGTGTAGAGCAGCCGCCTCACCCAGACGTAAACGCCACAATACGAATATCCCCCAAGTGCAAAGACAAAGAGTCTAAAGAGAGGCTTCTTATGTCAGCTCTGTCCATGCTCTTTAAGACTAAGTACAGGCTATTTACCTTTAACAAGAAGGTGCTTAGGTGCTCAAAGTCTGGCTATGTAGATGTTAGGCTAACCGTGAAGGAGCTTTAGAATGCCTGTTAAGAAAAAGAAGAAGAGCACAGTCAACTCTGCCGGGAACTACACAAAGCCGACAATGAGGAAGCGTCTCTTTAACAAAATCAAGGCTGGCTCAAAGGGAGGGCGAGCAGGACAATGGTCGGCTCGCAAGGCCCAGATGCTTGCACGGGAATACAAGAAAGCTGGTGGAGGGTACAAATAATGCCAATGGGAGTTAAGCACTACCTCAAGAACGGAAAAGAGCACAAAGGCAAGCTTCATAAAATGAAGGACGGCAAGCTTCACAGCGGAGCAACGCACACTTCTTCAAGCAAACGCCTGTACCACTACGGAGAATTAAGCAAAAAGGCTCAGGCCAATGCTCGCAAAAGCTGGAAGAAGTAATGCCACTTAAAAAGCAGCAAAAAAGCTTAAAGAAGTGGACTAAGCAGAAGTGGCGAACTGGCTCTGGCAAGAAAAGCTCAAAGACCGGAGAGGTCTATGCCCCAGCAAAGACCATCGCTAAGTTAAAGAGCACTGCTGCCGGAAGAAAGAAGCTCGCTGCCGCAAATCGCAAGAAGCGGGCTGCTACTAAAAAGGGCAAGCAGCACGCAAAGCACGGCCTTCACAAGGGAAAGAAGAGGTAGAAGAAATGACTACTTTTTGGGAAGCTCTTATCACCGGACTACTCATGTTTCTCGGCAAGGAAGAAGACTGATGCCTGATTACAAACAAGCTTTAATGAGTCGCCTCGGGATTGCCCCTGCTCGGGCGGCAGTTCAGAAAACAGCTCCTGCCGGTTACGCTGCCGCTCTACAGGTTGCCCCTGACAGCCTTGCGGCTCGGAGGGAAGACGCCCAAGACATGATGACCAGCCCGGAAGAGGCTGCGGACATGGCTGAGATTTACAAGATGATGGATCAGATGCGAAGCACTGGCCGTCGAATCCCGGACCCAAACCCGTACACCAGGGACCAGTACCGGGAAGACTTGTTGAACATGGTCATCGACCACACAGCCATGAAGGAAAACAACCCTCAGATTGTGTACCAGTCGTACAGCCAGCCCATGAACCGGCAGGCCCCACGTCCTATGAAACCCCTGAACGACGGAGCTATGCCAGAGCGTCTCCCGGTACCGAGCCAGCTTCGCCAAGCTCAAATGGGGCAGCTTGAAATTGGACGAGGCATTACCCAGCGAGAGATGGCTGAGATTCAGGACGACATTCGCCGGGAAGAGGAAGAGCTTATTAAGCGCCAGCGAATGCGCGATATGGCTCAACGAGCATTTATGAGGCGGGAATGATTAGCGCTGAAAAACTAATCGAGCCCAAACCCGGCAGGCCGCTTGAGTCTGTTCTCGGCTCTATCGACTTCTCTAACTTTTCCCAGCTAGACAAGCGCCCCTATCGGCCAGAGGTCTTTAAGAAGGCAGCAGCGGAGAGGGCTGAAGAGGATGTCGAGATAGACCTCTTCAACAAAATGATGGAAGAGAAGGACGCGGGGAAAGCGCCTGAGTTTGACCGCGAAAGAATTGTGCGGAACTACGAGGCTGCTCTTTCGGGAATCTAGGCTTCAGCCTTGTCTGAGTTGTGAGCTAGGTGGGCAACCCACAGCTTTGCCACATCGCCCTCTTTCATTTCTTCCCAAACTACGGGGCCATGAGTAGCCGCACCGAAGTCTTCGTCAATCTTATCTAGGGCGTGAGTAAAAGCGTCGTCGGGATCGGAACCAACCCCGACGACGCTAATCGTAAAAATATACGCTTTAGAAGGGGATTTCGTCTGCAAAGTCATTGCCCTGGGGCTGGTTTTGCTGACCAGAGAAAACCTGCACATCGTTCGCGACGATTTCCGTAATCCACTTCTTCTCACCGTTCTGCTCGTACTGCCGATTGTCGATTCGCCCATCGACGCCAACAAGGGCACCTTCGCTTAGATTGCGAAGAGAGTCCACAGCATTTCCGAAAACGGTAATGCGATGAGTGGTCTGGAACTCCTTGTCCTTCCATCTACGCTTAGACACAAGCCGGAAGCCCATCATTTCTCGCCCGTTGCCCAGGTCCTTCAACTGAGGCGGCGAGGAAATTTGTCCCATGACAAAAGCTTTATTGGCACTAGGGAAACTCATCATTCATCTCCTAAAAGAAACATCTCATCAATCAAGTTGAGAATGCGCTCAGCATTCTTCTCAGTGACGCTCGGCCAAACATAGCCGAGCGAACCAGCTAGTTGGACCTTCTTCTCAGAAGAGCCTTCCAGCGGAAGCTTTACAGAGTCCCGGTTCCTTGCCGCGAACTGAGACAGTTTATGGGCGTTGAGTCCCAGCACAACCGCAATCTCGCTCAATCGCTCCTGGGTAAAAGGAGGGCGAAGACCGCGCTCAACATCAGAGACATAAACCTTTGTGACGCCCAGATGCTCTGCCACGTTGGCTAGGCTAAGACCAGCTTCTTGACGGGCCTCTCGGACATACTCACCAAACAACATAATTACCTCCGGTAACTGAATCAGCTTACTGGTTCCCATAGCCAGAGTCAAACTCCCTGTCATGCAGCCAGCCAAAGGGCTCGGGGAGGTGAAGGGTCAGTCTTCCTGTAGACCCATTTCTCTGTTTTTGGATACGAACATTAAAGTCGCTGAAGTTTGCATTAGGGTCGCGGACAAAAGGTCTGTCCACAAACAGAATCGAGTCAGCATCCTGCTCAATCTGCCCCGACTCTCGGAGGTCAGACATCTGCGGAGCAGCGCCGGCCCTCCTCTCGATCTCTCGGTTCATCTGGACTACGGCAATTACCGGGACAAGCAATTCGTTCGCCAGAGCCTTGATTGTCCGGGAAGCCTCAGCAACCTCTTCCTGACGATTCCGGCCCTTGCACTCCAGAAGCTGCAAGTAGTCAACGACCACCAACTCAATCTGGTGCTTCTTCACCGAAGAGCGAATGCTCTCGACCACGCGCTCAAGCTTTCGGTTGCCGAAGTCCACAAGGATTGGAAGCTCTCTAAAGTTCCTGTTTGCCTTACGAGCAACAATCTCAAGCTCATGGAGCGGCAACCTAGTCTCCTGACCGAGCCCCATCTCTGCCGCCGAGATGCGCTTTGCCACAGAGAGCTTCGACATCTCCAGAGAGACAAACAGGCTTTTGGTGCCGTGAGACATCGCCATCCTTTGCATGATGCTTAGGACAAAGTGACTCTTGCCTGTTGATGGCCTAGCAGCAACAACCACCATGTCACCGGGCTCAATCTCAAGGAGAGAGTCCATCAGCTTGTAGCCAGTCTTTACCTGCCGACTTGTCTTTGTCCCGGAGGCAACCGCAACAACATCGGCAGTTCCCTCCTCCATGATGTCGCCAATCCAGGCTTCGTTATCGGCAATCTGAGGAGCTTCCGGCAAAATATCTGGAGCAGTCTCAGGCCGTTCGCGGAACCAATCACACCAGTCTCCAGCAAAGTCACTAGGCCACTGAACCGACATTGCAGAAGCGCCAAGGTCCTGGAAAATTCCGACAAAGCGACTATTAGCGTCTCGACCCGCCTTGTCGGCATCGAAGGCCATCACCACATCTGTATCGTCTGCTAAACGCTTCAGGATGCGCTCTGAGCGGTTTTTATCGAGCCACCCTACGCCCGGTATGCCCACGGCTCCCAAGCCCAACTGAGCGAGGCTCAGGGCGTCTAGGGCACCCTCTGCCATGAAGAGTCGGCCCCTGCCATCTTCATCCCTTGGCACGCCGTTGGTTGCAGCGATGTTGTAGGGCACCGGAACCTGTCCCTTGAGGTGTCTGTACTTTGGGCCAACGACCTTCTCTCCGCTGCGAGAAACGCGGCGAAATTGTAGGTGTGCCACGAAGCCTTTGTCGGTGAGATATGGAATGGCTAAGTGGTAGGCGAATCCAACGGGACAGAACAAATTTTCTGAGTTTTTCGCCTTAACGGCTAAGCCAAGTGCGAGACAAGTCTCTACGTCGGTAGCTTTTATGGCAGCTCCCATCGCAATTGTGGCTTTCTCCTTAGTTACGTCCGTAAGTCTAAACTTGTGGACGGTATCTGGGAGGATGCCTCGCTCATTGTTGAGCCAGCCCATCCCGAAGTCGCCCATGTCACCGAGGGCAGCATGGAAAGCTGAGCAGGCAGCAATCCTTCTTCCGATGGGTACTTCTGGGACTTCGGGCTCAAGTGGCGGGTAGCTGACCTTCTTCCCGTTAATCGGCGCACCGTTCAGGTGCTCGATAGCCTCTTTTGTTGAGCAGCCTCGAATCCAGCACACTAGGTCGATGGAGTCCCCGGACTTTTGGCATCCGTGACACTTGAACCTGTGGTGCCCATCTTTTTGGAAGAAGGACACGGAAGGTGTCCCTTTGCCTGGGCCTCGGCTGTGGTCAGGGCAGTAAGCGTTCTTCTTGCCCCTTCCAAACTTGAATCCCAGTTCCTGCGCTACTTGTCTGATGTCTCTGTGTTTTGCTTCCCCAAGCGAGTTCATACCGGCAATAACCCCATATCGTATCTAACGTCAGTTACCAACTGATCCAAAGCCCACTGCAACGCCCTAGGCGCTTCGGGCCTTGCACCCATCTCCTTCAGCATTTCCACTACTGCATCTGGTGCGTAGGGGTCTTCATTCGACTCAAGCCGAGAGCGGACAAGGAACTTAATCTTGTCGCGGTACTCAAGCTTCTTCCGAACCAAGTCCTGACCGGAGAGGACGAACATCTCATCCCTCAAGTCTCGAATCAAACTGATTCCCTCAACCATGACCGTGTGCTCGTGGCGACCCTCTTTAAGCGCGGCATCTCTATCCCGCTTAGTAAGCCCACTCCAGTGCTTCGGACCACCCTCTGCACGGATCTTAATTTCTTCCTTGAAGCCTTCGGCGCGGTTGAACCAATTCGACAAGAACCGACGAACCGCAGTCTTCCGCTT